CTGTAAATATAAAAGTTTGTCACCAAATTCTTTCTCATTGGCAAATTCCGCATGGAAACTTGCAGTAATACTTCTTCGATCCATTACGTGAGTTGCATCTAACCAACGTGTCCACCAACGTTTAGCAGGACTACAATTACTTGTCATATGGATACTTAAATATTTGCTTTCATAATCTTCATAATGTTTTACAAGGTCAATAAACTTTTTATACGCAGTAGGTTCACCGCCACTAAAACTAAAATGAAACTTATCAAATCCGTTTGCTCTTGCTTGACGTTTGATTTCATCAATAGCATTAGTATAAACTTCAAATGGTCTATGATCAACTTTACTACTTCTTGCATATGGCCAACAATAACTGCAATTATAGTTACAGAAACGGCCAAGAATCCAGGACACAGAAAACAACTTGTTTTCCAACATAGTCCTTTGACCTAGTTTGACAATCTTATCAAACGGTATATTTTGCATACTGCTCATGTAACCATTCCCAATCATTTATTAACCGAAGATCAGACCCCCTAGAAAGGCCAAACTCCATACCAGCGGTAGCGCCTGCCAAAGCGTATTTGCCCATAGGTCTATCGTGTCCCACGGTTGTCCAAGTTTTAAGTCTTTCATTTGTTTCTCCTTCTTCTTGTCTATCAATTGTTTTACTTGCAAGTTTGACACATTCCCTAAAAGCACTCTTCCAAGTATTAAAAGGATCTGTGTCAAATCTTGTTATGTTGCTGACCACAGGCATCGGCTTGAATTTTTTGCTGATGCTTGTAGTCATGTCGGGTACGGTGACGTCAACCTTTTGTGTGAGAGTCTTAGGTAATAGTTTTACGCCGCCGTACCCGTATTCCAAGTTGTTTATAGGATTTCTACTACGCCATACATGGACGCAATCTAAGTCCCACTCGGAAACCTTGTGATCAAAGTTAAAATCATCTACTATTTCTGCATCACCGTCTACTGCATAAAACATTTTAGTAAATGATTTGTTTGCCGCCTCTATGTGTGCTTGGTGTATTCCTTTTACACCATGTACACGTTTTGCCATTGGGAAACGTTCCTTTAATGCTTTCCAATTGGCTTCTGCATTAGGCTCTTGATAACTTATAAAAATTATATCAAACATTTTACTTTGTCTTTAAATTGTTCAAATGCATCATAATGAATCTTAGGTCCATCATGATGCAAATCTCTTGCTAAATCTTTATGTGTGTTTACAACTTTAAATATCTTTTTCGTTCCGTAGTCAGTTGTAAAATCACCTTCCCACGTCCAATGAAACACAGGAACTCCTAGTGCTGACCATAAATTATCTACACTGAAAAGATCCTTCATTGACTGTATGACTTGTTCTCCTGTTTCTTGAATATATCTATTCATGTACCAATCAGTATCACGCATTGCCATACTTTCACTTGTTTCTTCCTTGTTTACATTCCTATCTTCTAGTCTAATACCTTCTTCACAATGAAATCCAAAACTTTTTCTATTAATTTGTGGCCACTGTACAACTACTAGTTTAGGTTTTACAAATCCAGATCTTTTAAAAAGTTGTGTGTTAAAATTTATTATGTCTGGTCCTGTACCTGCTTTTGCAAGATTCCTATAATCTAATTGCAAATAATCTGCTAAATGCTTACACCATATTTCTTCTTCATATAAACCTACTCCTTCTGTATAACTACAACCAAAGACAAGCATATAAGGATCCATATGTAAATTGTTAAATTCTTTAGTCCTATATCCTAAACTATTAAATTTATATTTTAATTTTCCTTCGCTATCATAATAGTTCCAGTCTGGTTTATTTGTTTGTGCATAATTTGTTTGTGTATCTCCTTGATACCAATCTAGTTCTAAACTTACATTATCAGATACAAGCAAAGGTTTGCCTTTTCTAAGAAATAACATTTTCATAACCTCCTAGTTCTTTAATTGTATCTGGTATGTAGTTTTCATCCTTAGATACTTCTAATAATCTTTGGTGGTTAAATTCTAGTTTGTATTCTAAGGATTTATACATCTCTAAATATTTTTTTGGCGTTGTAACATTATTCCTAATTTCTTTTACTATCTTACTGGCCCTAGTTTTGTTATACCATTCATTATCAAATGTATAATCAAAAAGTTCATCATATAATTTAAATCCTAATCTTTGTAGTACTTTGTGTATGCCTCTTGCACCATGTATGATAAAAGGTTTTTTGTAAAACAACGGCTTTGCTGTTTTTTCTGTGATAAAAATATTATCAACACTAGATTCATTTACTAGTTCTATAAAACTTTGACTATATTCCTTAGGCATATTATTAAAGTGATCAAGTTTATCGTTAAAATTATCAAGGATTGATGTTTGTTGTTTCCAATGTTTGAAATTATAATCTGGTTCTATCTTATTCCAAGAGTATGCACCCATACCTAATATTCCATCTTTGGCAAGATTGTCCATCATTCTGCATCTGTGTTCCCAAGGACGATGATTGAGTGTAATAAAAAGATACTCAAAGTCTGTGTGGTTTACGGTGAAGTTTGCATCGTTGCAACTTTTTACGGTGTGTGACATCCAAAACGTGGGCCAATATTCTACTGTGCTATATGCTGGCCAATTAATCTTGCTATCAGGCCAACCTCCTGAAACAAAAGTACATTTATTACTGCTTCTTTTCAAAGCACGACTTATACGTTTGATATCTTTCTTTTGGTCAAATCCCATAAGTTCCATTTCCTCTGCACCAAGAACTCTTATATGACAACCACGCAACCTCTCTATCATTTCCATAAAATGGCTAGGGGACCAGTCGTCAGACCACATTTTGATATTATATAAACTCTCACTCACACATATATTTATATACGCACATTATAAATATTGCTATGTTCGAGATAGTGAGAGACTTTGAAAAACGTATTGCAGAGTATTATAATGCACCTTTTGCCGTTGCAACAGATAGTTGCACCCATGCATTAGAATTATCATTTAGATATGATAAGGAACATAATAATATTAGCCAACCAAAAGTAACTTTACCTACAAGAACATATATTAGTGTACCATTTACACTAATGAAATTGGATATACCATGGACATTCATAAACGTTGAATGGAAAGAATATTACTTCTTTGGTGGAACAAGAATTGTTGATGCGGCAGTTTTGTTTACACCTAACACATACATAAATGGCCAATTGATGTGTTTAAGTTTTCAACATAAGAAAATGTTAAGTTTAGGAAGAGGTGGTGCTATATTATGTCCTAATGAAGATGAATACAATAAACTTAAAAGTATGGCGTACGACGGAAGGGATGATAGTAAACCGTGGGCAGAACAAAATATTAAAACAATAGGATACCATTATTATATGACTCCTGAAACTGCTCAATTAGGCATTGAAAAAATCAAGACTGCTGTACCAAACAAACTATGGACAAGTAAAGACTATCCTTACTTGCCTGAGATGGAGGTATTTCGTAATGTCTTATAACGAATGGGATCAACTTAAAAAAGTAATTGTTGGCGTAGCCGACCATGCGAAAATTCCTGATATCGATATTAGTTTGCGTTGTGTAAATTATGCAGATAAATTAGATGAAACTGAAATAATTAAAGGCCCATATCCACAAAGGGTAATAGATGAAACAAATGAAGATTTAGAAACACTTTGTAAATTTTTACAAAATGAAAACGTTGAAGTTTTACGTCCTGAAAAGACAGACTGCAAGTATTATAATTATTGTCCAAGAGACAGTGTATTTGTATATGGTGATTTACAAATGGCAACCCCTATGCCTATTCGTGCAAGACGAGGCGAATGGAGAGCATTTGAGCATCACTTGACCAATCCTGTAAACATACGTTGCTACCACGAAAGTGCATTGTATAACACAGATTGTATAGGAAACAAAGACGTACTTGCACTAACTGAATTTGAACCTGCCTTTGATGCCGCAAACATATTAAGAGCAAACGATGATGTATTGTATCTTGTAAGCAATAGTGCAAATAGATTAGGCAGTGCGTTGCTCCAAGGAGCCTTAGGCGATAAAGCAAAAGTACATAAGTTAGAAAATGTTTATAGTTTTATGCATCTAGATAGCACGGTTGCTTTTTTAAAAGAAGGATTATTACTTGCTAATCCAACTAGAATAAAAAGCAAAGACGATTTACCAGGACCATTTAAAAACTGGGATATTATATGGTGTCCTGAACCTGTTGATATAGGACACTATCCTAGATATTGTAACTCCAGCACCTGGATTAATATGAATCTTTTTAGTGTAAATACAAAGTTAGTTGTACTTGAAGAACAACAAGAACCAACTAGAATAGAATTAGAAAAACATGGTATAGAGTGTGCCATGTTGCCCATGCGTCATAGTCGTACACTTGGTGGAACTTTCCATTGTGTTACACTTGACTTAGAAAGGAAGGCTGATGTATAACCAAAAAGTAAAATTTAACTACGATTGCACGAAGTTCGTAGACTGTAAATATCCTGATGAGTCATCATGCATTAAACATCAAGTACATGAACTTACAGACATACACGAAAAGTATGGAGGTTTTCCAGATACCTACACAATGGGTAACACTAAAATACACCAACGTTGGTGGAATGATGATGAACTAGACTTTACTGAAATAGGCAATCTACTAGGTATGGATGCAGTAACTATTAGCAGTATTAAACAACCGCCTGGACAAGTAGTACCATGGCACAGAGACACATTCTTTTTATTAAAAAAGAAATTTCCTAAAAGACCCCAACCTGTAAGAGCACTTATCATGTTAGAAGATTGGAAAGTAGGACATTTTGTACAACACGATGATGCTGTATTCACTCACTGGTTAGCCGGTGATGGATATATCTGGGACGAGGACATTTTACATCTTGGTGCTAATGCAGGTATGGAAAACAAATATACATTGCAGGTATCAGGTTTTATAAAATGATCAAAGGGCAAATTGCTGTAACATGGACAGAAGCAGATTATAAAGATTTGCAATGGGTAACCAATGAAGTGCATGAAGAAAAATTCAACGCAACAGTAGATACAAACAATTATAATGTTGGCGTGTATATGTGTTTTGAAAATTTACCTACAGTGTTTCAAGATGCAGTAAAAGAATTTAATCTAAAAAAGGTTGTTGTGGCAGTTAACAAACTTACTCCTGGACAAATTTTACCTTATCATACAGACAAATACCAAACATACAAAACTAGAAATAACATAACTGAGCAAGATGAGATTGTACGAATTATTGTTTTCCTACATGATCAAAAAGCAGGACATCAGTTATGGATTGAAGATAATATATGTGTAGGACCTGCCGGTAGTTACTTTGGTTGGGGAAAAGGTGTAGAGCATATGGCGGCTAACCTTGGAAATGACGATAGATATATCTTACAAGTAACAGGAATCAAATAATGAAACACACACGACCTAAAGACTTTGGTGACAGATGTGCATTGTTTTTTACAATGCGTTTGCGTTGGATAGCAGATACTTTCTTTGCTAAACGTTACGGACACAGAGCAGTTGTATTAGAAACCGTTGCTGGAGTTCCTGGCATGGTTGCAGGTATGTGGAGCCATTTGCGTAGCCTAAGAAAAATGAAACCTGATGACAGAGGTTGGATTAGAACACTACTTGCAGAAGCAGAAAACGAACGTATGCATCTAATGATATTCATTGAGATTGCAAAACCTAATTGGTTCGAACGTTGGATGATAATACTTGCCCAAGCATTGTTTTGGCATTTTTATTTGATACTGTATATTTTCTTTCCTAAGGTTGCACATAGAATGGTAGGTTACTTTGAGGAACAGGCAGTAATAAGTTATACATCTTATCTAAAAGCAATTGAACTAGGCAAAATAGATAACATTGATGCACCAGATATTGCAAAAAACTATTATAACTTACGTCCAGGTGCTAAACTTAGAGATGTTGTAATAGCAGTGCGTGAAGATGAAAGAGGTCATGCACAAGAAAATCATAGAATGGCAGATGTTATACGGAGAGACAAGTAATGGATTTTGCACAAGGTTTATACTATAAAAACTTTCCAGCAACTAAACCCCCTCATAGAATAATACCAAGATTTCAACAGTTGTTTAATGAAAGTTTTCTACGTTCGGAAACAAAACCCTTCTTTCTTTTTACTGGTACTAACAATATCGCACAATTAGAACAGTTGTTTCTTAACAGTAAGCAAATTAAACGTTTGGACCAACAAGGATTAGACTTTTACATTTATGAGCCACTGTCCAGTTATCAAACTAAACCACATAACAGAGATTTTTACAGTGAATTTACTGATACACATCCACAACTTTATGCAGATGAACTAGACAGCATACAAAAATTTAAAAACAAATATGGTATAAGGAACATAAATGTTTACACTTGTGATTATCAAGTTAAAAAATACTTTCAAAAACAATATCCAGATTTAAATTTATATTGTTTAGATATATTTTTAAGAGATTATTTCCCAGGATCTAAAATTAATGATGAAGTAAAACCAACAAAAAAATTTGTTTGTACAAATTGGCGTTATACTAAACACAGACATATTATAATGTGCAACTTACATAATAAACCAGGACATTACAGTTGGCAATTCAAGGCGGACAAGAAATTGTTACAGGATAACACATTTTTAACAAAAGACTTTTGGATGTCAATACATAATAAAAACACTATGAACGGACTTGCTGAACTTAATTTGAAAAGTCCTATGTCAATTGACCTTGCTCCAACTGAAAGTAAGTATGTAGAGCCCCATTTAGGAACAAAGTGGCCAGATGATCAGGATAAAAGATCGGCTAATTTAAAAGATGCGTATTATGACAGTTTCATTAGTATAGTAAATGAAACAAGATTCGCTCAACCTACTGCTAACCTAAGTGAAAAAGTATTTACTGCCATGTGGTTCCAAAGACCTTTTATTATTGTTGGTCCTCCATACAGTTTAGAGTACTTGAAAAAACTTGGCTTTGTAACTTGGGACAAATGGATTGACGAAAGTTATGATACTATTGAGGATCATACTAAAAGAATGATGAAAATATTAGAAATAATTGATGCAATCAACAACAAAGATCAAGGTGATTTATGTATTATGTTAGATGAGATGAGTAAATTTTTAAAACGTAATCAAAAACTATCCACAAGATTTTTTAATGATGTTACTATTCTTGAGTAGCACAACTCATATAAAAATTTTCTAATTCAGGAAACACTTCGGTTAATTTTATATTACGTCTTGAATCATATTGAGTAAAAAAGTTGTAAAAGTTCTTTCTACCTTTTAACAATTTCTCTTTATCATATACTGTGTTTTCCATATAATCAACCACACGCCTAAACTTTTCTACTTCCAATGAACTAAATTTTGTTCTGTCAGTATCATCTTGATAATCATGCATAAATTGTAAATGTTTTTTCATGTATGGCATAAACTTTTCTTTTGGAAGTATGTTCATATCAAACTGTATAGGATCACGCAAGTAAGGTGTATCAAACCTTATACGTTGCCATTTGCTTTGCTCATTGTGATTGTATTTGTGTCTCCACTCTAGTATCTTTTCTAATAGTTTATTAAAACTTGTAACTGCAAACAGGTTAAACGTAACCATAAAAGTTACTGGCCAACCAGTTTGTGTAAGATAGTAATCTAAGTTTCTCTCCCATACAGCAATATCTAATCCTGTCCTTGTATAACTTGCCCTTGGTCCCCAAGTATCTATGCTTGTATAAAGTTTAAAACTATTAATGGCATTTGTTTCTTTTAATTCTTTTAAAGTTGCGACTAATTTTTTTACAAGTTTTTCTTTTACACCCATATTACTATTAAGTTCTATGTTTAAATGAGGTTTAGGATTGCTTTTAAGTTCCTCAAACAAACGCCAAGTGCTTTTATGCATTAAAGGTTCACCACCTGTCACTCTTAATATGTTTAAGGTTTTACTTACTTCAGGCCACCATTTCCACCAAGCCTCTAAATAAGGATTATTATCTTCTTCATATAATTCAAACCAATCAATGTTATTGCTATGAGCGGTTACATTTTTGTATGGACCGTGTTGTTTTATTTCATTATAGTAACGTGTACTAAATTTAGGGTGACAATATCCACATTTAAAATTACATTCATTGCTAAAATTTATTTCTATGTATTCAGGATTTATATCATAGTCCCATGGATTACTTTTTATTTCTTCTATTCTTTCTGGTGTGTGTATGCTAGTGCTTTTTATATGCCTATCACTAACATAATCCTTTCCCATACATTCTATATTCCAACAATACTGACAACCTGATGGTTGCTTACCTTCAAGCATTTGTTTACGTTCAAGTTTCTTCTCATTAGTATTATGTAATGCACTTGGATTGTTTTTTAATTCTTCTAATGGTATCTTGTGCGGAGCAGGATGATAACAACTATGCGTTTCACCTGTTTGCAAGTATATTGTTACATGATGCCATTTGGCCAAACAAAAGGTAGGAGATACTTTATCTATCTCCGGCATAATTTGTTTTATTCTGTTTAGTTCGCTCATTTATTACGGATTACTCTATCACTGTTTATGTAAACAGTTTTAAAGAATTCACTTTGCTCCTTATCAAGTGGATATACTGATACAGGAATGGATAGTTCATTTCTTAATAATGTGCCGAGATTTTCGGTAGCATCAACAACATTATGCTCACCATAATTGTTTTCTTTCCATAACTTGTTAAGATATTCAAAGTCTCTAGTTTGTGTTTGATCCCAATCAGTACACATAGTTTTATAGCAACCTTCCCTTGCACCCAATAAACAATACAATCCATTCTTGACATCTGCACCAATATTCATCCATACAAGTAACCTATGATAATTTTGCCACCATATTTCTTTTAAATTTTTTACCGGAGCACCACGATTCAAGGACATTTTTACACCTTCACGGAATCCTGCTCTCCAAGCCTGTGCTGGAGTAGAATTAATTATACTTGTTGAAAAGTTTTCATTTAGTTGATAGTAGTTGTCAAAGTAACAAAATTCTATTTGGGTATCATCACTGCCGTCTGTGTTTTCATGAGTTTTCATATTTTGCACAAAGTCTTTTGTCCACATTTTTAGACTGCCATTGCCATACATAAGTCCATTTATGTTTACTTTGCCACACCAACTAAACTGATAGTCATCGTCTACTCCTAACTTTTCGTAGTCTAATTCAACGTGCATAAATTTAGGATCAACAATAGTATCTCCATCAACAGTTACAAAGTGTTTGGTTTCTGATAAATCTGCACAGGCTTTATGTGCCGCATCAGAACCTTCAACACCATGCACACGTTTTGCCCACGGTATTTTATTTTTTAGATCAGTCCAGTTTTCTTCTGCGTTAGGTTCGTCATAACTTAAGAAAATTATATCTACATCTTTAATTTTGCACGATTTGATGTCCATAACTATTAAACCTTTTGTAAGTATATATAGAATAAAATTTATTTGCTTTGTCTAGACTATCAAAATTAACTTGATATTTGCCGCCATCTAAATTAAATTCTAAACTTCTATATAACACATGGGGATCGTTTTCTTGTGTTATACTAAAATGCTTTGTAATCTTTAATTGTACGTTCTTTTCTTTTAATTGTAAACCAAAAGTTTTTCCAAACTTTAATTTCCATTTTTCTTCTTTATAATCTTTTACAAGTATTATATCTGTTTCTTCTTTTGTTTCCTCAACTAAATGCAATAGATTATCAACTAACAGTTCACTGTTGTCATTTTTATTTTTATCAACGATCTCATATACAGTTGTTGCCGGATTAAATTCTACTCTATATTTTGTAATACTGTTTGCTGTAAGTTCTTTATACTTGTCATTTGTTATTTCTAAACAATTTGTATTTTGTTTGTCTCCTGTTAGTCTTTTTATCTCTCCAGACTCTGGATCAAATATAACGTAAGTTGGTTTTATTTCTGCAGGTTTGAAATCAAATAATTCCATGGTATTCCTTATACTGATCAAAAATATATGATTCAGCAAAACTGTTTTTTGTGTAATGAAACACTCCTTGTTGTAATGTGTTTCCTATTCTTAAATTTAATTTTTTATCCATGTATGCGCCTACACGTTGAGTCCAATCATCTGTTGGCTGTTTCCAATTTTGTATGTAAGGTTTCATGTGTACAAAGTTAGGAAAGTCTATTTTTTTATTTGTAACCTGTTCTTCAATACCTAACATTTTTACAACTATGGCCATGCTTGTATCAACACTTAAAAAACTTTGTTGCCTTTTAGGACTGTATAATTTATAAAATGTTTCATGATTTTTCATAACAAGTTCTAACCAAGTGTAAAACTGTTTTGCAAAATTGCTTTTTTTAAAATAATGAATTGCACAATACACGTTAGGTAATTCATTTGCAACGTAACTTGGTCTATAATATCTATCAACAATATTTTCTTGCCTATAAGTCTTTGGTTTTGTGGTTAAGAAAACTTCATAGTTTTGCATTAGGTTCCACCAATTTGAAAGATCTTGTAACACTAACATATCTGTATCCATAACAAAAGTTTCTTCGTATGGAGTTGCATGATAAATTTTCCATCTATTTTGTACTTTCCATTTATCGTGTTTGGCAGTATCTTGGAATGGAATAGGAACAACGTCATTAAACAAATGATCATATTCTGTTGGTACCTTGTCATTAGTAATTAAACATATTTTACTATTTCTATTAGTTGCACGGATACTCATAGCAAGTAGACAGGCTTGTTTTACATAACTATCCTTTTCGTTATTCTGTGCTAAGAAAGTAAAATTAGACATCAATGCTATCCTTTGGTCTACACTTATAATTTACTGTTTTAAAATTTCCATCCATTGGAATCATTTCATGCAAGGCTAGTGATTTAACACACTTTGCTCTGTCTTCAAATCTCTGTACTTCTTGTGTCATGCAATTTAAATTGCCACATACTGTCAAATATAATACCCATAAAATTTCCATTACATATCTCCAATCATTCTATTCAAACTAAATTTATTCATTACATGAACATTTTGTTTGTGGGTGTAGACTGCGGTGTATTGTCCTAGTCTATCTTTCTTCTCAACTAAAAACTTTAATGTATCATCTTCCATTTTAAATAACACATCCTTGTCAGTTGAGTATAGCATTGTTCCAGGCATAAGTCCAATTTTTTCTGACTGTAAAATATCAACTGCAATACTAAAACTATAATCATTTCTATATATTCTAGTATTCAATTGATAAAGGTTTGCGTAATGGTTCCATTCCTGTCTTATGTGTTCTATAAGTTCGAAAAACATTTTAGTAAATTCTGTTTTCTTAAATACTACGCAAGTTGCCCAATAAAAATCTATACTTGTATCGCTTATTCTTTTGAACTCTATAAAGTCTCTGTGCAAAGTTATGTCTGTACTATCCTTGTAAAGTAGAATATCTTTTGTTGTGTCAAAGACATCTTTGAATAGATCATTACAAATTATGTAATCTGTATCTAATATTAATGTTGTGTCATATGGTGTAAGTTGATATGCTAAAGGGCGTAAGTCATTGTTGAATTCTAATTTCTTGTGACTTAATGCTCCGTCATTGTAACGTTTTGCAAATCTATTTTTGCTTTTTTGCTCTATAATTTTATCAAACAATTCATAAGGATAAAAATCCGTAACACGTTTTCTGTCGCTTGTGACCAGAGACACAGGAACTTTTAAATGTTTTTTAATTTGTTTTGCTAGAAAACAAGCCTGTTTGATATAATCAACTTGGCTGTTGTTATTTGCAAATAGTAATACACCCTTACTCATCTTCCTCTATACCTTTAAGTTGATTAAGTCTATGCTCCATCCAACTAATTGCAGTATGTATGTGTCCGGTGTCTGTTTCCTGTAATTGACTTTTTGCATATTTTATTTCTTCCTCTATGAAGTTTACTCTAATTAAATTTCCTGGGAAGTCTTTATGATTCTGTTTCTGGCTCATCTACAATATCCGGTATTGATCTTTTGCTTGTTATTTTTTTATACTCTGCTAGGTACTCGTTGAGTGCATTGTAATACTTGTTTAAAATTTGTTCTCTAAAGTCATCTACGTATTCTATTTCAATAGGAACATCGTTATCATCTATAAAGATGAAAGATGTTTGTTTGTTATCAATTAATGTTTGACAATAATTTATTAATTCTTTTGTAATTGTAAACTGTCCGCCTTTTGTAAAATAAATTGTTTGTTCAGCGAAACGTTCTTTTGCCATTTTCTTTTGGTTATTTAAAGTGGTACTAAAATTGGCAAAGTCTAATGCTTTTTGTAATTTCTCATCCATAGTGAATCCTCACTAGTATTTAAGTAGAATTTTGGGGGGTCTATTGAAGAGTGGTTGTATTTGCACCAATTGGTGCCGCAACTGCAACGTCACTACCATGTGGTTTAAGTGCAACTACTGACGATTGTACATCTCCATTGATGTCCTCATCTTGTGGATCAAAAGCACCGTCATTGTTTGTGTCATCACCTGCGTCATCATCTCTGAATTCAATTCTTACTTGGATGGCCGCTGTGTTATTTTCTTTTACATGAATATTGTAATCGTTTTCAGCGTAAACACCACTACCATCTTTTTGGAATACCTTTTGGTATGATCCTGTTAGTTCATAATTACCAATTGAAGAACCTGTGCCTGGTACACTTCCCGCTGAACTTGTGGCATGAGCGGCAAAACTTACAGTTCCCATTGCACTTAATAAAGTGTTCCAGTCATTGTATTTTGCACCACTACCATTTGTAATGTCTGCTGTAAACAGCAATTTACCACCTGCATTAAAGAAGTGTCTACGTGCATCTGCACTTGTAAATGTTGCTGTAAATTCATGTGTAATAGTACCATTCCAAGTATTTGTTCTTGTGCTACTTACTAAAGGACTTTGATCTGATTGGCTAGTGTCGCCTGTGTAAATGCTTAATTTATCAGTGTTAATAGAAACTGCAAGTGCTTCATATTGCACAATACCTTTACCACCTGAAGTGTCTGTTTCTTTAATTAAATCACCAACTGAAATACTAGATAATGTATTTGGCGTAGTACCTGTTTGGTGTCTACGTGCTTTTATCATATCTGTATAGAGATCAGCCATGTGCGATGCTTGGATAATTGTTCCTTGTGCAACTTGGCTACTTGCTAATGATTGGCCATAACCTGAATCGCCTGAACCGTTTCCCATGATACCTGCTACTGAACTTTGTAGTGTGTTATACCTTGAGGCTGTGATTAATGCCATTTACTTTACTTCCTTATATTTTTATAAAAACTTCAACTAATTTTTCTTCGAATCTTTCATTTGATTCTAAAGCAATACCAACCAAGTCACCTTCGTTAGCCTTTTGAGCCGTTCCGTTTGCACCAACATAAAGTTTGTCACCTTTTTCAACTGGTCCCATAACTCTTAATGGTGTTCTACCTACTAATGCTATTGCTTGTCCATCAGCATCTGAATTTAAAACAACACCTGGCTTGTTAGAAATAATACCGCATGGTGTTTCCGTCATTGCACACGCAGTCATTTCACTATCACCGCCAACTGTCATAATTGTTCCTACTGGATATTGTGTATCCGTTACATATTTTTCTGCCAAGTCAGCATAGTTTGCCTTTAGAGCAGTACCTTGGAAGTTAGTTGCAAATAAATCACCACTTCCGTCTCTAACTGCTACTGTATCATTTGAAGCCGCCGTAGATGCTGTTCTGTTTGCAGTACTTTGTCCTACTGGAACTTCCATTGATGATGCCACTGTTGCTTTACCATTAAACTCATTAGCATACATGATATTCCATTTTAACGCACTTGAACCAACGTTGAACGTTGCTGAAGCACTTGGAAGGATTCCATCTGCTGTAATGTTTAATGGCTCTTTAACTTGAGCACTTGAATTATCAACTTTAAATTTAATTATTGTACCAACGTCGTTTTGAATTACGCCTTGGTTATCATTTTCTATTTTAACAATTAAATCGTTTGACGCACCTACAGTAAATCCTGAATCTCCGAATCTTGCGATTTCAGTAAACACTGACGCCTGGCCTGCTACTGATCTTACATATTCACTTGCTGGATTTCCACCTAATCTATCTGAGTTAGATGCTGTACCGTAATATCTGTGTGCTGTTGAAGTCACACCGTTTGTTGCGTTTGTAGTATTTTTTAAAGTAAGTCCTGCACGTACTACATCGAAACCTGTTATGGCATTATTGGAGTCGGTTGAATCGATTGTAAATTCTACTGCACTTACTATGAATACTGTTTCGTCATTGATGATACCTTTCATCACTGTTCTGTTTACCTGTGCGTTGTCACGTACAGTTGCAGTTAACATCTGTGTAACTGAAGAACCTTGTGATTGTGGACCGATTAAAACAAACCCTGATCCAGTGTTTGCGTATAGTTGATTGTTGCTAGTATCCCACCAAAAATCACCAGTTGTTAGTCCTGAAGGTTGTGATGTGCTTACTTCTGCACCACCTGTTGTTCTAAATTTTGTACCATCGTAAAATTTTAATTTACTTGAACCGCTGTCAAACCACATTTGACCGGCGATTGCTTTAGCCGGCTGGTTTGCACTAGCGAAATTTTCAAGCAAATGCACGAAATTTTCGTTTTGTATCTCTCCATAACCAGCATAATTTTTACCAACAAGTTTCAGATCAGTAGTTTGATCGATAGTACCGTCTTCTACTACTGCTATCTGCGTACCGTTAGTTTTATTAATTATGTATGCCATAGTTATAACCCCTCTATTGTATGTATTTATCTTTAAACACTAGAACTACCATTTACGGGTCCAGTCCAAACACCGCCGGAAATTGTGCATATTTTAACAGATCTTGCTAAAGTTAGCACAACACTACCAACTGCTTGGCTAAATGTAAAGTCTGATACAACAGATTGGTTCTCATTTCCTGTTACAGGCACTCTTTCAATAGTTGCTGAACTTCCAGTGTAAGTGTTACCGTCTGAAGCAGTATTTAAGTTAATTTCTATTGTTTGTGCATCTATAATATTTGATATAGTATGTGTGCCATTTAAAGCAGTTAAACCAGTAGCACCACTTATTGTTACTGATTGTCCACCTTCGTATCCATGTGTTCCGCCAAGTGTTAATCTTGTATTTGCTTGTTTTACAACACTTACCACAGTTTGTGGTGATGCTGTTATTGTTTTATCTACTGATGTTGTAGTTTTACTTAATGCATTATTAAGTGTAGATGCTGAGAATGTTGCAGTTGCACCAGTGGTACTTGTACAATGTAAGTAAGCCTGAGTACCTTCTTTCTTAGTACTTGCAGGAGCAATGTCTTCTACCACTAACAATATTTGTGCATCTGATAAGCCTGTGATATCTAAACTAAATGAAACTCTTTCTCCATTAACAGTATCATCAACGTAACTTTTACTTGCGGCATCTGTTGCCTGTGAAGGAGTAGGTAAACCTCTAATAGTTTGGCTATTACTAATTGTTATAGGACCATCACTTGTAAATGTTAATGGATTACCACTTCCTGTTGAAATTGTTGTACCATCAATGGTTGTGTTATCAACAACTAAACTTGTAAGTGTTCCAACATTTGTAAGGTCTGGTGCTGATTGAATATGTTTCATAGTTGGAGTTGATCCAACCTGTGTTATCATTTCATTACCGTTAAACTTGTAACCTTTTGTCGTATCGTAATTTACGTTTGCTGTCCAACTGTTTGTTGCATTTTTCCATAAAAATTCTTTATCATCTGGTGTGGCTCTAATTAATATACCACCATCGTCGACCTGTGAATCTGTAAGTAGTGTACTGTCTGACCCTAAGGCAAGTTCAATGTTTTTATCTACAATTTTTAGAACTTGTGATTCAACTGAAATTGTATTACCTAATACAGTAAGGTCTCCACTTATTCTTGTGCTACCGTTGATATCTAAAGTTGCTACCGGATTTGTTTTAAATATACCTATTTTAGATTCGCTTGAATCAATATGCATTGCATTTTCAAAACCAGTTGACTTTCTAATTTTAACAAATATATCTCTGTTAGAAACATTGTTTTGTATCACTGATTGATTTGCATCAATTAATATTTGAATATTGTTTTCAGGACCAACAATTACGCCGGAGTTATTAATAGTTGTAATTGAACCATTTGATACTGCGTCAGCGTCAGTAGGCATAAACTGACTTGCATTTTTCTTAACGCCTTGTGCATTAATAATTGTATCTGCCGCTGTTGCTGTTCCATGTACTTTGAAATCACTTTCAACTAATGTAAATCCTTTTTGTAAAACACCTGTAAGTCCTGTTATTTCACTTCCTGCTCTTGGAGTAAATGCTACATTGTTATAAACACCTACTAATGTTCCGCCTAAGAAAAATTTAATTACTACTCTATCTAAGTTTTGCGAATCCTGTAATGTCTCAACTTTAAATCCTGATCTCTTTTGAGTGCTTGTATAAAGGGGTCCTGCTAATTCTAAATCAGAACCATCATAAAAATATAGTTGATTGTTTAAGTTATCTATCCAAAGGTCGCCTGCTACCATTGTAGGTTGTGATGAACTTACAATAGGTCCTCCAGCACTTGTAAATTGTGTACCATTCCAGACTTTTAATCTTGCTTCTGATTTATCCCACCATAGTTGTCCAGTAAGTGGATTGCTTGGAGCCGCAGTATTGGCAAAGTTTTCAAGCATCTTAACAAAATTTTCATTTATGCTTTCGCCAAATCCTGAATAGTTTCTTCCAATTAATGAAATGTCAGTTGTTGCAGTATCTATACTTCCATCTACAAGTTGTACTAATAATGTTCCATCTGTTTTATTAATTTGATATGCCATTAAACTGCCCCTGACCCTTCTGGATTACCAGTGTACATTAAATAATTCATAGTTAAATATGGATTCATAACATCTTGTGGTTGTCCTACTGCTGTTGATGAAACTAATCCTCCTGACTTTGGATAAGCCTGGCCTGCACTTGTTCCTGTTGGAGCATCAAATACTATTACTGAAGATCCTTGTCCTATGGAGTTGGCTGGATTACCATCTCTTATAGCATAGAACTGATAGTTTTCTTCAGATTTAAAATCGTGTTCATGATCTGGTAAGTTTTGTATTCCAATAACTTTAGTTTCACCACCTGCAAATAAACCTTCTTGGTCTGCTGAAGTACCTGTTACTCTATTTGCACTTGTACCACCCATGTTATCTTTACCTAGTGGAAATCTACCTCTTAGATCTGGTAATGCAAATTTACCAGCAGTAGTTTCACTCTGTGCTTTGTAAGTGTAACCTATTAATTGAAATAATTGTCCAAATGATGAAATAAACAATTCTCTACCATCACATAACTGCCAAGCAGTTAAATCTGCCGGAATGTTTGCGGCCGGTACTGCATATGGTACAACCATTCCTAATGGATTAACTGGTAATGCGTTAAACAAATTGTTTCTTGAAATTTTTCTTACACCAGTACCATTGCCATCTAAATCTGTAACTCTTGTAACTAGAAACTCATCATCAAACTGTGATACATCAACTGCTGTTTTGTTTGAAATAAAAGCAGGATCAATACTTGTTTGAAAAACTTTCTGTAAAGTAGTTTCGCCTGTGTCAGTAAATTGTCCATCAAATTGAACATCTGCCGCACTAACATCACCTTGAACCTTAAATGTTGTTCTACTTGCAAGTTTATCTGTTGAACCTGATCTTCCTGTAATTGTTCCTGTTACATTTCCAGTGACGTTACCAACTATACTGGTTGCGTGAACACTTGCAAATTTATTAGTTGTGGATCCAATATTTTTATTGTTATTGACCTGTGGAATAATATCACCAGTTGTAATCGCACCAGC